TGCTATAGCCTTAGACGCACAGAAGCACCCTTACGAAACTGATTGGTATACCCCTTAGGAGCTAGTGTATGTCTGAACCACTCCAGAGTACAAACTTAGTTGCTCCTGCGTTTAAGGGAGTCAACACTGAAGACTCTCCGTTACAGCAAGATCCTTCGTTTGCTGATGTTGCGGATAATGCTGTTGTTGATAAACGTGGGCGTATTGCTGCACGTAAGGGAAACAACGTAGTAACTTCAGATACTTCTTTGTTAGGTACTGATTATATACACAAGATGCATTATTTCTTTGATGACGCAGGAAACTCAAAGTTATTCAGTGCTGGTAACTCTAAGATACTCTCAGGTACTACGACTCTGGTTGACGAGACACCCTCGGGTTACTCCATTAGTAGCAATAACTGGAAGATGGTAAACTTTAACGATGCTGCTTACTTTTTTCAGAGAGGACAAGAGCCGTTAATTTACACTCACTCCGGCGGCCTTGAAACATTTAGTTCTTACTCGGGTGTTTCTACAGACTCTAAGTATTACTGCCACGAAGCATTGGCAGCTTACGGAAGACTTTGGATAGTTAATAACGGAGCAGACAGCCAAACTATTTACTGGTCTGATTTGCTTATAGGAACAGACTTTACAGGAGGCTCCTCAGGTTCTATAAACTTATCTAAGGCGTGGCCTGATGGGTTTGATGAGATAAGAGCTTTAGCTGCACACAACAACTTCTTAATAGTGTTTGGTAACCACAGCATTATAGTGTATAAGGACGCCCAAAGTCCAGCCGCGATGTCTATAGCAGACACAGTTTCTGGCGTGGGTTGTGACTGCCGTAACTCTGTACAGTACACTGGAACTGACGTAATCTTCTTGTCTACTAGCGGCCTTAAGAGTTTCGAGAGGACGATACAAGAGAAGTCTATGCCTATAGGAGACCTTAGCTTAAACATTAAGACAGAGTTTCTAGAGGCTGTTGAGAATAGGACAGCGCCTACGTCATCTGTGTATAGCCCTGAAAACTCTTTCTATCTACTGGCGTTCCCCGACCAGAATACTACGTACTGTTTTGACTTAAAGGGTAAGCTAGAGAACGGAGCTTATAGGGTTACTCGGTGGCCTTCAGTAACCTTTGAGTCTTTTGAGAGAAGCAAAGATGGTACACTTTACATAGGGTCTTCTGGCGGAGTAGGAGAATACGACGGGTACTCTGATAACGGATCTTCGTATCGCTTCAGGTACTACAGCCCCGGACTAACTTTTGGTGATCCTTCAAAGATTAAGATACTTAAGAAACTAAGGCCAACCGTAGTAGGTGCCAACAGCGCAAGGCTGTTTGTGAAGTGGGCCTACGACTTGTCTACGGACTTTAGAACTCAAGAGTACACTGTAGGTAATCAGCAACCGGCTTACTATGGAATAGACGAGTATGGCCTAGGAGAGTTCACAGGCGGTGAGCTTGCTTCTAGAAGAGCCGTTAACACAACAGGTTACGGAACTATAATAACCATAGGTATGGAATCAGACATCAACGGATTTCCTCTGTCTCTCCAAGAAATTAACGTACTAGCACTTATAGGTAAAACATTATGAGCAATTATACAGTAACAACGGACTTTGAAGCCAAGGACTCTCTACAATCAGGTGATCCTGCAAAAATCATCCGTGGCTCAGAGTTTACCACAGAGTTTACAAACATATCAACAGCCATTGCAACCAAAGCTGACCTAGCAAGTCCTCAGTTTACTGGGGTTGTTACGGCTCCTGCACTTACGCTTACAGGTACGCTGACAGCAGGACTCATCGACGGAGGAAATTACTAATGGGGTTATTAACAGACATTTTAAAAGGCACGGCAGATGAGTTCTACGGTGCTTTACCTTCAGAGATTACTAACCTCTACGGAACTTACGATGAAGCAGGTACGTACACTTCAGGTATTCCTAAGATAACAGCTCCTGAAGGAGTAAAGTTTGAGCCTTACACGGTAACATCAGGAAACCTAGGCACAGCTTATGCTGACGAGCGAGGAGGAACTAAGCTTGTATTAAACCCTGAACAACAGGCGTTACAGGATCTTCTGCTAGGAGGTGCCTCGCGTTACTATACGGACGCTATAGGAACTGAGGGAGGCATGGCCTCCAGAGAAGCAGACATCTACAATAGGATGCGGGCTGCCCAGATGCCTGAGGAAGAACGACAGCGCATGGCCCTAGAGGAGCGTCTGTTTAACCAAGGGCGCTCAGGTGTCTTTACTAACATGTACGGCGGTACTCCAGAGCAGCTTGCGCTGTCTAAGGCTCAAGCGGAAGCGCAAAACCAAGCAATGTTAGCAGCAATGGGACAAGCGCAGCAAGAGCAGATGCAACAGGCAACACTGGGCGGCATGTTCCAACAGGAAGGTTACGCACCTTTGGCTCAACTAATGAGTGCCTCAAGTGCAGGCCAACCTGCCGCAAGCATGGCTGACGTAGCCCGTAGGCAGGACGCAGAGAATCAATTAGAGGCTCAGTTAGCGAACATACAGGCTGACCTAGGTTCTAGGACAGGACTAGCTGATTTGTACTCAGGGCTGTTCAGCAGCGCCACAGGAGTATTAGGATCTGCTGGTGGTTCACTGCTTGACTTCATTTTAGGTAAGCTATAGGAGGACTAAACATGGCTACTTATCCAAACTTAGGCGGCATGTTAACACAGGCTGGTCGGCAACAAGGGCAGCAACTGGGACAGGCCTTCACAGGTTTAGGGCAAAACTTAATGAAACCTGTGGACAACATGCTTGCTCGTAAGAAGAACGAAGGCCTCCAAAAGGAGGTACAAGACTTCCTCGCGGCCAACAAAGATAACCCTGCTGCTTTGAACGCTGAGGCTACTCGTTATACCACCATGGGTAAGAACGACATAGCCAAGGTGTTCTCTGATGCTGCTCAGGCTGCTGTAGACAGAAAGAGTACGGCTACTGGTGTAGAGGCAGCTAAAGGAAGTGTCGCTGCTGTTGCGTCAAACGATCCTAAACAGCTCCGCGCTCAAGCAGAAAGACTCGCTAAGATTCCCGGTAAGGAGAAGGAGGCGTTAGAGTTATTGAAGACTGCTCAAACTATAGAGGATACTCAAAAAACTGGAAGAACGAGTAGAGGAAGACAAGGCGGTTTAACTGCTATTACGCAAGCGTCCAACAAGCTCTATAACGCAAGGCTTGCCAAAGACGCCAAGGCTGTTCAGGAAGCTGCCGCAGAGCTAAAGGAAGCTAAAGGATCTGTCGTAGCTTTAGGAGGCACGGCGGAAGAAATTAGACAGGCTGAAGAAGCAGGCAGAAAGACCAAGGAAGGTGCTAAGTTTGGAGCTACTGTTACAGAGTGGACTAACCCCAGAGGTGATGTTGTACTAAAAACTATACAAAGAGAAGACGGTAAATCATACGAGCTGGGTAATACTACCGCTGCTTTGGGTGCAGACGCTTTTGATGGCCTCACTAAGCGCGAGAAGAAAGGAGTTAACGTAAATGTAGGAGGTAAGACAGAGACTGCTTATGGCAAGGCCATTGGTGACGAACTTGCTAAGGCTGATACAACCGCTATTGCAGCAGGAAGATCAGGGGCAAATACTTTAGGTACTATTTCAGAAGCTCGTCTTGTCCTAGCAGAGAACCCAGAAGTTCTAGGTATAGGTGGAGAAGTGTTAGACACAACAAGGAAGGGGTTGTCTCGTCTAATGAGTGGATTAGGTGTGGACTCCACAGACCCTTTGTTCCAGCAAATATCTGAGCAGAATAGTGCTGCCGATATGTATAAGGCTTTCCAACAAGATTTCGTTAGGCCAAGGATGGAGGCAACAAAAGGTGCTATCTCTGATAGGGAATACACATCATTTCTTGCGTCTGTTCCGGGGTTACTAAGCACACCAGAAGGGTACAAGGCAGTTTTGGACTTTATGGAACGGGCTTCTACGGCTGCTGTATTGAAGGGAGACAGCATAGAATCAGCGATTAACGACGAGAATCCTAGGGCTTCTGCTAAGGCTGCAAGGGATCAGTGGACTAAGTTTTCTTCTGATTTCCCTCTAGGTTCTATTCCTTCTAAAGCTATGACAGAGATATGGGGAGACTACGGTAAAGAAGGATTCAATAAAGATAACATGAAGTTTACGGTTACTACTCCCGATGGGTCTCTTAAACAAACGACCTATAAAGAGATAGTGAATCAAGCTAGGAAGCTAGGCATTCCTTCTTCTCTCGCTATTAAACAAGCATTCAGAGACTACGGTGTTACTTACATACCTATGATTCAGGACTGAAGAGGATAACATGGAAAACACAGCAGACTCAGAAGCAGCAACAGACCTGTCTTTTATGTTTGATAAGCCTTTATCTGCACAAGATAGATTACTTAAACAAGAAGCCATGACGGAAACAGCAGAAAACTCAGACGAGCCTTTGCCTGAGGCCTCTGCTGAAGAAATAGGTGAGTTAGTTGAAGCAGCAGCCCTAGGGGAAGAAGAGCAATTAAACAAAGCTAGTTGGGGCGATGTTATTAAATCAGGGGGCATAAGAGCACCAGCGGGTTTTGCTCAGGGATTCATGGCGCTAGCTGAAACTACAGGTCTGCTTGACAAAGGAACAACCGCTGATTTCACTAGGCAGATTCTAGCGTATGAAAACGCTGGTGAGATGGAGCTAGCGAAACAACTTACGAGAGATATGTTAGCCAACAGTATACCGCTGGTTGCTGAGGTATTAGCCACGCGTGGTACAACACTTCCTACAGCCCTGAAGAGAAGTAGCGCCATTGGAACCTCGGGCGGCTTCTTCTCGTTTGTGGAGAATCCAGAGCAAGCTTCTACTACAAGCATGGCGCGCTTTATGAACACAACCTTAGGGGCAACCTTAGGCCCTGTAGTTATGGGTACGGCTGCTTCGGCTGGTCGTTTGCTTTCTTACCTAAGAGGAACGAGAGCAGAGCAGTCAGTAGGTGCTCCAGACCTTGTACCGGAGAGGGCAGTGGCCGACGAAGGTGCTGAAACGATAGAACAGGCATCAGAGAAGGGCATAACCCTTTCTCCCGGTGCTGCCACTGGCGACCCTGCTTTACTTGCTCAGGAAATGAAGGCAGGCGGGGCGTTTTCTGACCAAACTCAGAGATTCTTAGCAGACACCATAGGAGTAAACGCTAAGAATACACAAGAACTTTTGGATGAGTTAGTAAACACCATCATTCCAGAAGGAAAGGCAGGCATAAAAGAAGCTGTAGGTACATTCTATGAGGCCGCTTCTAAAGATATAATGCCTCAGGAGATTGCAGCGCCTTTCCGTAAGAACAAAGTAATAGAAGACATTATAAGCAAGACAATCAGAGACCCAGCATCTAAAGCAGCTTATGATTCTTTTGCTCCTAACTCCATAGGTAGATTTAACTTTGTAATTAAAGAGCTTCAAAAGAAGATTGACGATGCTGCTGGGACAGACACGGCTGCTTATTTAATAGACTTGAAGAGACAGATGCAGAAAGCAGCCTCGGGAGTTTCTGATAACTACAAACTAGCTGTGGACGCTTCCCAGAGAGATAAAACCGCTATGGAGGTGTTAGAGGCGTTAACTAGAGAAGGATCATCAGAAGTTATACCTTCCACAAACTACGCTAGTTCTTTTGTGTCTAATTTTAGTAATAAAAACGTAAAAGAGAAGATGGCCTTAGGTATTAAAAGTTTAAGTGATCCTAAGCAGAGGGCAGAGGCCTTAAAGAAGATGGAGTTTCTTTTAAACATCTTACCTAAAGTTTCCAACATGGAGAAAACTGTAGAGTCCTACCTAAAAACATCTTCAGAAGAAGTCGCTAAAAGGTCACAACCAGCGCAGGCACTATTTTACACCTTAGATAGTGTGTTGAACTCTAATAATAACGAAGCATATATTAGGTTCATATTAGATCCCACTAAGTCAGCAGCGAGACTAAGAGAGTTGATGCCTAAGAGAAACACCTCTGCTGAAGAGAATGCTAAGGCTTTGGGTATCATAATGGGAGAGGTGTTAGAGGAGAGCGCAGAGGGTTTTACTGAAGTCCCTTACAGGCTTGGTGAAAGAGAGGCAATAGAAACTTCTAGCATCTCTAGCAAAGCAAAGGCCTATGAGAAACTAGCGCAGTCGGGAAGGTTAGATGAACTGATGATTAAGAATCCGGAAGCTTATAAGGCTCTGAGCGAGGCCCACACAGCTAGAGCAATGGTGTAGAAGAAAGGGAGCCATAAGGCCCCCTTGGTTTACTCTAGATTTCGCAGTTGTTCCCAACACAAG